CTAGTACCTTTGATGCTGAGCTGCTTATATGCTGCTGCCACGTATTTTCCCAGCTTTCGAGTTTTAGCGTTGTAGACCCAAAGTTCGCTGGACCCAATAATGTCTGCAGGATTGATTGACACAATCTTAAGTGCTGCATCAGTTTTTGCATACTTGAGCTTTGCCACCAACTTTTCTTTGCTAGGAGCTTTCTTAACTCGGGCCTTTTTCGTAGCTTTTTTAACTCCTCGATACTGGTCCACTGCATTAAGGAGGTCGTCGATCCAACCAATGATTCGTTTGAAATCAGCTGCCTTAAGATGGCTGTAGCCTTCTCGTACTTGGTCATCGGTCTTAGACTGTGCGAGTAATAGTTCGTCCTTGCGCTTGCGAAATAGTCCTTCATACTTTCCTAACTGGCTCTGCACCACGTTGTTAGCAACCAAGAAGTCATACAACTTAGCAGGGTTTTTAACTCCTGTTGCAATATCATCAAAGATGCCTTCAAGTTCGCCGATGATCTCGCTTGTCTTTTCATTCAAACGATCCTGGATAGTTGGCACGTATGCTTTGGGCTTGTCGCCTTCAACTACTTCTTCGGCTTCTGGTTCTGCTACGCTAATCGCAGATTCGATTGCTTCCTTAAGAAACTCAATATGTCGGGCTTTGAGTGGCATGCCTTGGCGATGTGCCATGATCAAACTACATGCTGTCATGCTCATGCTACGGTCGGGGCTGCGGATAAATGCGCTGAGCTGTGCTTTATCAAACATGTCAGGCTTGCTTTTAACCCATTCTACTACATGCTTCTTGCAATCCTTTTGACTGTAGTGGTAATTGTAGTAGTAAAAACTGCGGCGTAGACGATTGTCAAAAGTAGCATCATCAAACCCAAGTGCTTCTTCTGTGTTCCACTCGGGCTCAGACCCTGTGTACTTTTCGTCTGCAAAGGCAATGCGCTTTTCACGCGGTGCTTTGATTTTAATTTTGATACCAGCTACTGTTGCCATTATTTTGTCCTCTTAGGTGCGCCAATTCGGCTTGCTTTGTTCCAGTCGTATGCAATGCCATCTGGACACTTGCCGTCACGAACACTGTCTACACCAAACATACCACACACCTCAAAGTCTGGGCCTTTGATTGTTACAAAGAATCCCACAGCCTTTGCGGCTTGCATAGCAGAATCCAGGGTTTCGAACCCATCTAATTCTGCGCCTGCTTTGTTTATTAGTTTGTACATGTTGTCTATTATAGCAAATGATCCATTTTGTGTCAAATTAGTACATTAGTGCTGCCATTACTGTCCACTGCTCGAAGTTTTTGTAATGTTGGTTAAATTCAGCTTCTAATTCTGTATACTTATGTGTTACTTTTCCGCGGCGTCTGCACTGTATCATTTCTGTGTCTAATAGAACCCAAGCAAGGCGCAAGTTATTGTAGAACTTCCACAGTGTGCTTTTAGCAACCATGTTGTGGGTATTTTGCAACGCTGTTAAACATACGTCTAGCTCGTCGCGATGGGCTTGGTGTTGTGCTTGCATACCCAGATTATACGATAAAATGGATTAGCTGTCAAACCCATAAATATAGCAATAAGGATACAAAATGGCTCGCCTATCACTCTGGAAAGACGGTAAACACTCAAACGATTATAAGTTTTTTGATCGCAGAATTAGCGAGATGTTTACTATGGGCGGGACCGGTATCCTGATCCACAAGTATTTGGGCACACACGAACAAACTGCTAGCGAAGACCTAACTCAACCAGTGTACACAAATCAAAGTGAAAAGAATATCCAGGACTTGCTGTTTGTGGAAAACCGTGATCGCAAGTACGACAAAGACGTTTACAA